CGGCCGGTCCCGGCGGGGGGGGGGGTGGCGGGCGGCACCCGCCCCCGGCTCCGGCCTTCGCGCCTGGGGGGTGGACGCTGTCTGCCGGGCCGACCCGCGGGCAAGGGAGGGGATGGGCCCGCGGGAGACTGGGGTTAGCCGTCCGAGGTGGCGGCTACGGGTTCGAAGTCGCGGCAGGCAGGCCACCACTTCGGCACGTCGCTAGCTGCCGAGTGCGACACGCGCGGATAGCGGCCCGGCCGGTCGGGCCACTCGCATTTGGCGTAGTCACGGGCGTGGTAGTGCTTGCGGACCCAGAATGCGCAGGCGCCGCACCGCGGCCCGGCCGCGGCCTTGTCGCCGCTGCGAGGCGCGTCAGGGTGCAGGAACACATTCCCGGCCGCGCGCACGAGGCTGAGCGGATGCATGCCGTGCTCGATCAAAGCGAGCTGCTGGGCCTTGAGCCGCTCCTGGGGGCTCTTGCGCGCCGGTGGCTCGATCTGCTGCTCGGCCGGGACAGGAAACAGGGCGTCGTCCATCAGGCATCCCTGCGCTGCGCGGCGTCGCGGCAGTCCTGCTCGGCTCCGGCGATCAGGTCCTCGATCGCGTCGGCGAGCGGATCCGCGGGCTCCGGCGCGGCGAGCGGTACCTGCGGGCCCCGTGCGGCGCGGCGCGCCGGGCGGTTCCAGCTGCGCCGCTTGATCCAGGCCTCGGTCTTGCGGCCGACCGCGATCACGCCCTCGGCGGACAGCCAGCACACCAGCAGCACGATCGCGATCATGACGGTGCAGAACGCCCAGTCGTGCGCCACGTCGCCGTACAGCCGGGTAACCCAGTCGCGGATCAGCATGGCTCGCCTGCCGGCTTCTGCTTCGTCGCGTCGACGAGCTGCTCGACCAGGCCGGCTACGGCTTCGGACAGCTGCCACCACAGCTCGTCGACCCGGTTCTCCGCGTGGCCGAACGCGGCCAGCAGCGCGAGCGCCTTGTCCAGGTCGATCCGGAGGACCTCGTCGCGGCGCACCTTGTACGCCCACGCATCCAGCACCGCCTGCGACAGGTCCGCGTTAGCCTTCGAGGCCAGTTGCTTGCGGGTCCAGCCGTAGGCGCGGCGCTCGTGCTCGACGGCCTCGAAGAGCCGCGCCGATGTTCTCGGGTCGAGTTGCGCGGCGATGCGGCGAGTGTCGCTCATGCTGTTGCTTCCCCCTTCTGCTGTTCGCGCTGGTCGGCGCCCTCGTACGCTTTGATCAACTTGTCCCGGTCGGACGGGGTGATCTTCCCGAGCCGTACGGCCTTCTTGATCTCGGCTGCCGCCTCTTCGCGGGCGCGCTCGTCTGGCGCGCCCTCGATAGCGGCGAGGAAGTCCGCGGCGAGCTGCTCGGCCATCTGCGGCGTCCAGCCCTTCGGCGGGGTGATCGCGCGCGGTCCGCGTGCCTGGCCGCCGCGCTGCTGCTGTGCTTCGCTCTCGGTTTCCGCCTCGAGGTCGGCCGGGTCCGGCCTCGGCTCCACGTAGGTGCGCGGGCTGGTGGCGTCGGCCTGGTCCAGGCCGAGGCGCCGCAGCAGGCCGTCGATGGTGAAATCGGGCAGCGGGATGCTCTTGCCGGGCTCGACGCGCAGGATCACCGAGCGCACACCGGTCAGCTCGACCACGCGCGGCGCGGGGATCCGGATGACGGCGTCGACGTCGGACGGCAGGTTCTTCTCCGCCTTGACCTTCCACGTCTTCTCCGTGGTCGGCTTACCGGCGGCCATGACGGTGACCAGTTCGAGGCGCGCGGTGATGATGGCCGGGCCGTCGTACTTGCGCAGCAGCGTGATGATCCGGCGCCACCGTTTCTTCGCGGTGTTCCAGATGTCGGCGGTGATGTCGCGGTCGCCGGTCGCGGGCTGCCGCTTTTCCTTGATCGCCTTGCGCCGCTCGCGCTCGTTCGCGACCAGCTGTGCCTCGTCCGAGAGCAGGTCCCACAGTTCGCTGCCTGAATCCAGCACGATCGCGTGCGGCTTGCCGTTCGGGCGCGGCTGAGAGACTGCCCACTGCACGGCGGCGAGGATCCCGCGGTACGAGCCGTCGTGTTCGACGATCTCGTACCGTGCGCCCGGCAGGGCGCCGTACTGGTCGGCGGCGCCCTCCCCCACCTCGATCCACCAGGTCTGATCGATCAGGTCCGAGGCGGAGAACTCGGCGGCGTTGTAGGACTTGCCGCACTTCTCCGCGCCCGAGAGCAGGATCAGCGGCCACGGCGGCTTGCCCGTCGGCTTGCGCGTGCGGATCGGCGGTGCCTCAGCCACGGTCGGCCGCCTCAGGCTCAGGCACGTCGTCGGGGCCGGCGGTTTCGGCCAGGAGGTGCTCGCCCAGGTGCGGGATGCACAGCGGACCGTCGTCGGTCATCGTGTACGGGCCCGGGCCCGGGCAGCCGTCGGCCGCGCACTGCGCCTTCTGCGCGGGGTCCTGCGGTGGGCGCGCCCAGAACCGGCGTGCGGGGTTGAAGGTGGCCATGTCCACGACCGCGACGCCGGGACCCTGGAACCAGATCCGGACGTCCTCGCCGTGCCGGTCGGGGCTGCCGACGACGGTGAACCAGCGGCCCTCGAACAGGAACCGCCAACCCGCGTCCAGCCGCGCCACGGCCACGCGGTCGATGTCGCGCGGAATCGAGCCGACCGGGATCCGGCGCAGCGCGCACGGATCAGTGACCTGCGATGTCCTCATGCCGCCACCTGCGCGTCCTGGCTTCTGGTGACGACCGTGCCGATGGGCTGCTCGTCGGCCGGGGCGAACACGGTCAGCTCGACCGGCCCGGACTCTCGCTTGGCGGAGCGGCCGCGGCCCTTGTCCGTGGTGACCGGCACGCCCATCGCCTCGGCGGCGTCGTGCACCTCGGCGAACCGCTCCATTTCGCGCCGAGGCAGGCCGCTACGGGCGGCGCTGACGACGGCGTACATGCGCACGCCGATCGGGACCGGCACGTCGGGGTGGGTGGCGAGGAACTCGGCGGCCTCGCGAAGGCCGGCCACGAGCTGCGCGCGGCGCTCGCCATCGTCCACGGTGCTCATACGGTCTCCCCCTCGCGGCCGGCCTCGATCGCCTTCAAAGCCGCGCCCGGCGTCCGCTGTGGCAGCGGACCGACACTCGCCGCGGCCGCGAGCTGCTGCGCGTACTGACCCGGTGCTTCCGCGGCGATCGCCGCGCGGTGCGCCCTGTCGAGGGCGGCCAGGCGGACACGCAGGTCCGTTTCCCGCGCGTTGTTCGCGCGGCGCAGCTCCAAGGCGCCAGCCGAGACCTGCTTGATGTGCTGGGAGATGCGGCCGCTGAACTCCGGATCGGCGTAGAACGACGCGAGGATCAGCACGCCGTTGCTTGTGGTCTCCGCCTTCGGCTGGTGCGCAGTCGAGGCGCCGAACCTCGGCCGCTCGCGGAGTGCAGGCAGCGAACGGGTCGGGGCGTCGGGGTCGCCGAGGATCTCGCGCACAGGCTTACCCAGCAGAGCCCGCTCCGCGTCAGTCAGCCGCGCGGGCAGCGCGCTGCCGCGGGTAGTCGCGCGCGGCGGCGCCGGGGGCGCTCCAGTGTTGAGGAACGGCGTCGACGGGGCCGGGAACGCCGGACCGGCCGCGGGAGCGAGTCCTTCGCGGGTGACCGGCTTGCGCGCGTTGTCGACGACCTTGCCGTCCAGGGGCTGCGTGTCGTCGATCGACCTTGGCGCGGGCAACTGACCTCGCGCATCGGTCTTGGGCGCGGCGTGCCTCGGGGTCTGACGCTGCCTCATGCTGCCACCGCCGTCCGGATGAACCGGATCCGCGGCCGTGAGTGCATCTCGGCCGGCGCAGGGCGCTGCGACGCGAGCAGCGCCGAGGCGATGTCCTGTGCCGACGCGGGATGCGCGCAGCGGCCGAGCTGCGGGTCGAGCAGCGACCCGGTCGCCACGGTTCCGCAACCGCGGCACGTCCTCCAGCTCCCGATCGGGGCATCCTCAGCGAGCTTGGCGGCCGTGTGGAACCAGTAGCCCGTCTCGGTGACAGTGACCGCGTCCGTCCTGCCCGGCTCCCATTCGCCGGCGCAGTAGGCGCGCAGGCCCGAGGTCGTGAAGGGAATGGGCCTGATCAGCGGCTGGGATACGCCGGGCGCGTGGTCGGGCGGCGCGAGTTGTGCCTCGGGTCCGTTACGATAGATGGACATTGATCAACCTCTCGTTTAGAGGGCTTGGGTTGGTCTCCTGGCGGCTGCTCCGAGGCGACGGAGCGGCCGCCGCTGTTTATGCGGCTCGCGCGGCGGGCGTGGGCTGCGGCTTTTTCTGCGCGGCTAGGCGCTTGACGTGCGGCGCGAAAATCCGGGTGATGAGCGCGACCTGGGCAGGGCTGGGATCGGGTGCGGCTTCGGCCTCGGCCAGGCCGAGCTCGTACGCCTCGTCGCCGAGCCGGGCGCGGCGCGCCTCGCGCGACCAGTAGCCGGCGCTCATGACGCCATCAGCTCCTCGCGGTCCTCGAGCTCCAGGGCGTCACAAAGCGCCGCGAAGACACGAGGGCTCATGGTTGGCCTGCGACCGGACTCGATGTGGCCGATATAGCTGCGAGTCACGCCGACCCTCCGTGCCAACTCGGGCTGGTTCAGGCCCTTGATCTGCCTCAATCGCCGCATCTTGACGCGGTCGATCGCGACGCCCGTGGTCCTGCTGGGACGGCTCTCCATGTCCAGGAAGCTACATGAGACTACAAAAGGAGTCAACCGATCTGACGTCTATTCGTCCCTGGTTTCTGGCTACTGGACGCGACAGAAGGGGACAGATCACCATGGGTGCCATGCCGACACTGGGCGAGTGGATCAGCCGCCGGCGCGAGGAACTCGGCACCAGCCAGAGCGCCGCAGCGCGCGCGGCCAAGATCGCGCGCAGTACGTGGGTCAACTGGGAGAAGGACAACAAGACCCCGGAGCGCTTCAACTACGTGCGCATCGAAACGATCCTCGACTGGGAGCCCGGTTCGGTGCAGGCCGTCCTCGAGGGGCGGGATCCTGTCGCACGCCGCAAGGACCACGGGCCGCCCCCGATCCCCGAAGGCGTGCTGATCGACCCGGCCGACTGGGCGGCCATGACGCCGGACGAGCGGACGGCTTTCGTCCGGATCGTCACCGGTGTCAGGCGCCGTCGTCAGCAGTCCTCGCGCGGAGCCTGATTAGTCATCAAAACAGTGTCTTCGTCTGGGACTTTTCATATCCATCCCATCTAAGGGCACGGATGATCGAGCGCGAATTCACCCGTTCGGCTCAACAATGAATCACTGAGCGTGGGCATACTGACTTAAGTGAGTGACCACACGGTCATCGCCATCCTTGTCGGAGTGCTCGCCCTGCTCGCGGGTGGGCTCGGCTACGGCCTAGGGGAGCAGCGCCGACACCGAGACGAGACAGACACCTACATCCATCAGCTCGAGGACCGCGTCGATGCGAACGCCGAAAGGCTGCGTGCACACGGCGCGCTGATCGAGGTCATAGCCGAGGACTACGACCCTCCCGCCGAAGAGTTTCCAGCTCAGCGCACGCGGCGCAAACTTCCCGAGGGCTGGGCGGTCATCGAGGGCGGCGGCTCCCTGGCACTGATAGCCGTCGCGGCATCGTGGCTGCGCAGACATTGGCGCTCTGTGGCGACCGCGGCCGCGGCCACCGGAGCCGTCGCGAGCCTGGCGGTCGCGATGCTGGCGCACGGCGCGCCTCCGGGCCGTCATCCGCAGGCCGGCCGAAGCCCTTCGCAGCCGGGCGCCACGCAGACCGCCTACACGGCAGCCCCGACGCCGACCACGAGGCCCAGCCACACGGCGCGGCGCGTCCTTCCTCCACCGCCGGTCATCCCAACCCGGCGAAAACCCCCGTCCACCTCGCCGGGCCCACCCGGCAGCGCCGCCCCGCCCCCACCGCGGCCGTCACCGAGCCGCGGCCCAACTCCCCCGCGAACGCCGGCGCCTTCGCCGACGCCCACACTCAAGTGCCCGGTCGGGGTGGCCGTGCACCTGCCCGGCGTCGGAGTGACCATCTGCGTCTAGCGGATCCAGTCGAACACGACGCGCCCCGGCTTGATCCCGCGAACGCCCTGCCCGGCCCGGTTCACCCGAATCACGGCCAGGCCGCGCAGGGCCATGCGCTTCTCCAGCAGGTCGAGTTCGTCCCAGACGTCGCCGGCACCAGGGCCGGCCGCAGCCAGCCGCCGGACCACCGCCGGGATACCCGGGTCCTGCGCCCGCTGCCGCGCGGCCTCTACCCGCGGCAGCAGCTGCTCCTCCAGGGCGGCCAGCGACAGCGGTGAGAGCAGGAACCGGCCGTTCTGGAACGTGGCGGCTGCGCGGCGCGCCTCGTCCAGCTGTGCCTCGAGCGCTTTGAGCTCGGCGAGCGCACTGGTGATCTCGTCGCCGCCGGATTTCAGCTCGAGCGCAGCCGCGAACTCCGGTCGCTCGACGTAGGCGAGCGCTGTGTGCTGCACGTATTCGTCGAGCAGGTGGCAGCGCGCTGAGGCCCGGAAGCACTTCGGGCAGGTATACGAGCGTGCGCTGGTGACGTTCATCGGCCGCAGGACTCGCTTGCTGCCCTCCTCATGGCAGGGACCGCACAGCGCGATCCCGGAAAGCAGATACTTGATCGTCGAGTCGCGCTGCGTGCGTCGCGCCGGGTCGTTGAGGATGCCGGTCACCGTGTAGTACAGCTCGTCGTCGAGGATCGGGTCCCATTTCGCCTCGCCGACGACCACGCCCTGGTGCTGGCGCTGAGCGGCGTTCGTGGGGCGCATCAGGATGTTGCGGACGGCGAGGATCGTCCACTCGTAGCGGTCGCCACCGGGCGCGGGGATGCCGCGCTTGTCGAAGTCCTTGGCGATCCGGTAGAGCGACTGGCCGGCGGCGACGCGCTCGGCGGCTTCCCGGACGATCGCGGCCTCAGGTTCGTGGATGACCTGGCGCACCAGTTCGCCGGTCTCCTGGTCGTACTCACGCTTGTAGCCGTAGGGGATGCGCCCGTGCGGTCGGCCGCGCTCGGCGGTGCGCCGCGTGGTACGCAGGATCCGGTCGCGGATGCCCTCGGCCTCGTCCTCGGCGCGCGCGGCATCCAGCAGTGTCATGAACCGGTCAGAGCGGTTCGACATGTCGTGAGTGCGACCGTTGTAGCACAGCAGCACCTTCTTCTGCTCGAGCAGGTTGCGCAGCTGGATGAACGTCTCCGCCGACCGGTAGCCGCGCGACGCCTCCCAGATCACCAGCACGTCACAGTCGCCCGCGCGGATCCCCTCCAGCATCCGGTCGTAGTCCTCGCGCGCCACTTTGGCGTACCTGCTGGCTGACCGACCGGGATCGGAGAACTCGCCCGCGATCTTCCAACCGTTGCGCTCGCACAGGCGCCGGTTTTCGATCCGCTGGTCCTCGGTGGACGTTAGACGGCCGTTGATCACGCGGCTGTTGCGGTCGTACACGTACGCGCGCAGCGGCTTCTCCGGCGTCATCGGCACGGTGGTGAGGGTCGGCATGCCGAACACGCTACTACGACTTACCTGTCTAACGATGTGTTTCGCCCGAGAAACTACGACGGGGAGATAAGTCAGCCGTGCTGGGAGAGATCGGATGAGTCGTCAGCAGCGCAGATCAGCGGGCTGAGGCCAGGCTAGCGGCGTGGTTCGCGTCCGTCGAGGTAGGCCAACACTGCGCCGGCGAGCATGCACGGCGCAGCCGCGGCTAAGTAGACGCCTGGCGTGGAGATCGTCAACGGCAATACGATCGCGACGACTGCGACCAGGGTCACCTCGCCGGCGCGCAGCAGGGCTTTGCGACGGCTCACTCGTCTTTCCACTGCTCGGCGAGCTCCAGCGGATAGACCTTGACCTTCAGATAGCTGATGCTGCTGGACCGGGCGGCGGTGTATTTGAACCCTTCCTCCACCGTGCCCTCGAGCTCGGCGCCCGGGCGCATAGCCGCTTCGGTGAAGATCTGCCGGGCGCGGGCCTCGCTGATCGGGTCGATGAAAGGCCGGCCCCGGTCGAACACGTACACGGGGCCTTCGATGTCCTCAAGCATCGTCGCGGCCGCCGCAGTCGCAGCCCTTGATCGGGCACATGCCGGGGCGCCATCCCTCGAACAGCTCGAGTGGAAGTTTGTAGCGCAGGCCTTCGCGGGTGACTCCGTAGACCCTCAAGTCCATCACGCCCTGCGTCGGCGGGGGCGGGGGCAGCCCAGGGAGATCTTCTCTGCTGATGCTCACCTCGCCGCCGAGCCGCTGGTGCGGGTCGTGCCCGCGGCCTGATCCGGACCACACTGCTGCACTCATCGCGTGCCACCTCGAACACTCTGCGTGTACTAGTAGACGCTCGCAGCGTACGTCTACTAGTACACGATCGCAAGCGTATGATGAGGCACAGCACACGCACACCACCCCAGCGAGGGAATCCGGATGCCGCGCGCCGAGAGAGCCAAACCCGTCTACATCCAGATCCAGGACCACTTCAGGTCCCAGATCCTCGACGGCACGCTCGCAGAAGGCACCCGCTTACCCTCGATCGCGGCCATCGCCGAAGAGTGGGAGGTCGCAGCGGCCACCGCGGCGAAAGCCATCGCCGGGCTGCAGGTCGAGGGCTACGTCCACTCCAGCACCCAGGGCTCCTTCGCCACGCTCGGCAAGGGCGCCCAGAGCGCGCACGACCGGATCGAGGCGATCCGCCGCGGCGGCGACATGCCCACCGGGCACCGCGTCGACGTCACCGAGGCCGGGATCATCATGCCGCCCGTGTACGTCGCCGAGCTGCTCGGCATGACGCCCGGCCCGGACTGCCGGGTCGCCCGGCGCCAGTTCATCACCTACGACGGACCGAACCCGGTGCGGCTGTCCGTCGCCTGGTACTCGCAGGAAATCGCCGACCAGGTCCCGCAACTGGAGACCCGCGACGAAGGCAACCCGATCGAATGGATCGAGGCAGCCACCGGCCGACGCGCCAACAAGGGCCGCGACTACATCGAGGCACGCAAGGCCGACATGCGCGAGGCCAGCGCCCTCGGAGTCAAGCCAGGCGACACCGTGCTCGCCGGCGCGCACATCTGGTCTGACGACCAGGGCATCGTCGAGTACGGCGAATGGGTGCTGCCCGAACGCAAAGTCGTCAGCTTCCCGTACACCATCAGCTAATCCCGCGGCCCGGGCGGTTCCATCGCCTCGGCGTCGCGCAGCAGCCGCCGCAGCATCCCCACCGCCCTCTGCCAGCCGTCCGCGTCGGCATACCGGTGGAAGTCACGCAGCGACCGCTGCGCGTCGACGACCGCCTGCCCGATGTCCGCGAACGCCTCCAGCGCCCCGTGCGGAGTGACCCGGTGCGGCCAGTTCTCGGCGCGCGACCAGTCGACGTCAGCGCCCAGTTGCATCGCCAGGCGGTCGAGCTGCTGCGGGATCGCCAGGCTCGTCTCGACGCCGTCGATGAGCACGCGGCCCTCGCCGCGGCTCCGGTTATAGAGCAACGGATAGATAGGCATGAGCCCAGCGTATTAGCCGAGCGTCAACGCGATCCCGTTCGCCACCTGGTCAGCGGTCAGGGTCTGGGTGCCGCGGTGCGAGATCGTCACCGTGTACACGGACTGCCCGGCCGGCACCGCTACGTCGAAGGTGAATACGCAGTTCGAGTTCGCGTCTTCCTGGCCGGTGCTCAGCGCGCCGACGCCGAGAGTCTGGCCCGTGGAACCGCCGACCATGACGGCAGTGCCCGGCGTGATGTCGCTGTAGCCGCCGTCGCCCTGGCAGCCGTTGTTGGCCGGCAGGAATCCGCCTGCCGCGAGGGTGAGCGTCCCGCGCACGTGCACCTGGCCCGGGCCTGAGCCGACTGCGAAGTACACGCCGAGACCGATCGCCACCGCGGCTGCTGCGGCGAGCAGCTGCACCGGCCGTCGACGCCACCAC